AGTAAAAACAGTGTACAACAATAAGGCCCAGACAGACATCCGTAAACTTGTGACGGAAGGATATATAAAAATATCAAGAGCCACACAAGACGTTGAAATAGCAACAGAGAAGGCAACATTGTAATGACAGAAATATATTCTAACCTACCACCAAAAGAAAAAGATCAATTGGAGAAGACCATTGAAAAACTTACGACCACAGACTACGAAACAGGATATCAATTTGCCGCTGGTGACTATGATGCCGCAATAGGATTTTTTGTAAAGAGAGGTTTTGCAAGAGCATCAGCTGAGTCAACGGCATACGTTATATTGGCACAGGCAAAAATTGACAACGTCAATCCGCAGGAAGTGCTTGACAAACTAGGTCATGCAACAGAAATACAGTTATCCGAAATAATAACAATAATACTAAATGCCAACAGATACAAGTCAAGTAGATTGGGTGTAAGACAAACATTAACAACCACGGAAACTGTGTCTAGAAACATCTTAGACTAATGCTACCCAGATTCGCTAGAGGTAAGTTCTATCCAAAAAATGCTGAAAAGTATGTTGGACTAAAAACTCCAACTTACAGATCAAGTTGGGAACATGCATTCATGAGGTTGTGCGACGAACATCCTAATGTATACAAATGGGCAAGTGAAAGCATAAAGATACCTTACAGGCATCCATTCACTGGCAAGTACACTGTTTACGTGCCTGACTTTTTTGTTGTATACAATGACAAGAACAGCAAGAAACACGCAGAGATGATCGAAGTAAAACCTGCGTCACAGACAACAATGGAGATGGCTGGTAAAAGTATGGCCAAGAAAAAACAGGTTGTGATAAACATGGCCAAGTGGGAGGCCGCAAACGCTTACGCCAAACAAAATAAATTAAGATTTAGGGTAGTATCAGAAGAACAATTATTTCATAACGGTAAGCGTAAGTAAATAACACACAATGACAAAAAAATTAGAAGATATTCTTAATTTACCAAATGTAAAAGAAGCATTCAAAGAAGTAGATAAAAAAGAACAAGCCAAAGCTAATAAAGATCAAACAAAAAAAGTCATGAAAAACGTTGATCCTCAGACACGAAAAAATTTAGAAAAAAGTTATGCAGAATTTGATAAGGTAGCCTCAGCACTGCCACAAGTCAAAGGATTGGGTGAACTCTCAGATTTGGAACTTGATAAACTTGCAATAGAAGCAGAAGAAAGTTACAAAAATTTAATGGACTTAGGCATGAACGTTGACTCACGTTATTCAGGACGTATATTTGAGGTAGCCGGAAATTTTCTCAGAAATGCCATAGATGCAAAAGCGGGTAAAATTGATAAGAAGCTAAAAATGGTGGAATTACAACTTAAAAAGCAGAAGATTGACCAAGGCAATAAGGACGGTCCTGCAATAGAAGAAAGCGACGGATTCGTCATATCAGACCGTAACGAATTAATGAAGAAACTACTGAAAAAAGACTAAATATTGCATATGAGCACATTTACACAGTATCTTACAGAAGCGGCCAAGTCATATGATTACAAAGTTAAGGTAGCAGGAGCGTTACCAGAAGGTTTCGCATCACGTATGGAGACTGCTTTACAAAAATTTGAGTTGGCTAAAATGTCAGCTGGTAAAAAAACACCAATACAGAGTGTGCCTCTAGATTTTCCTGCCCTAAGCAACGAAGAAGTAACAATTTTTGATGTAACAACAAACTATCCATGCTCAGTCAATGCTCTTAAAGAGTACCTAGCAGACTACATGAACGTTAACGCGGCCATGATAGTAGTGAGAAAACCAGGTGAACCAACAGAAGAATATCAAGATCAAATGGAGAAAGCTGGAAAGTCAGAATACGTTAACAAACTAATGGACATCGAAATGTCAGATTCTCCAAAAGTCAACAAAGATGAATTGACAGGCGACAAATACAACATGAGTCTTTTAAAAGAATTGATGAAAACTAGAAAAGACGTTGAAGCAGAGATAGAAAAAGGTGCCGACCATGACAAGCAAAATATAATGCCAAACGAAGATGACAAGACAGCAAAATCACCAATCAACACAGGACCTGGACCAGTAAAAGGCAATCCAGTTCCAACACATCCTTTTCAAGGATTTAAAGCATAAGGAACAAGTTATGGAAATGATCGACGTATTAAAAAAATTACAAGAAATTGCAGAGACTAAACCTGAATTAGTCAAAGACGCAGTGGACAATGTACAGAGAACAAATCCAAAAGTAGATGAAGGTGCAATGAAAGACTACTTACATAGCGAAGCAGAAAAACTTTCAAGAGAAGAATTTTTAAAGAAACATGGTGAAAGTCTAAGAGGATTTTACAATGCAATCATGGGGTCTGAGGACGATGATGATGACAGACCAGACTCAATGGAGGGAAAAGAAATGAAAAAAGAAAAAGAAACAGTAAAAGAAGCAATACAGATTTCAACTGACTCACCTGAAGAAGCATCAATGATGATGCAGATTTTAAAACTAGCAGGTGTGCAACAAGTAACACCAGACATGATGGGTATGGACAAACCAGAAATGGATCCAGGTGATATGAATAAGAAAATGGACGTGCCAAGCGACGATGCAATGGGCAGTATGCAGATGGCTAAGATGAGAGACATGATGACCAAGCCCGATGAAGAGAAGGCAGAAGAAACATTTGCAAATTCCATGGGTGATGAAAAAGAAGAACCAAAATATCAAGACACAGACACACTGGTAAATGTACATTCAGGCGGCCTAGGTGCTCAAAGGAAGCAGTACAGAAAAGATTATCCAGGTGACAACCCAATGGCTGTGAAAGAAGACACAATTACAGAAGAAGATCTAGCAAACAGTTTAAGAACACAGTACGAAGATTTCAAAGCACAGTACCAAGAAGCGGCTAAACCTGATTTCTTAGACATGGACAAAGACGGCAACAAGACAGAGCCAATGAAGAAGGCCGTCAAAGACAAAGAAGAGAAAGAGAAGAAGTAATACTTTTCCTGACCACATCACAGCGTTAAATACTACACTATGGCGTATGTATCATTAGACAGCGATCAAATAAAGAAAGCACATAAGAAACACAAATACACTAAAGAGCAAGTGGAACAACTTGAGAAGTGTATGGAACCAAGCACCGGTCCACTTTTCTTCATGAAACAGTTCATGAAGATTCAACATCCTACTAAAGGTGAGATGAAATTCAAGCCTTACCCATATCAGGAAAGGCTAGTAGAAGCATACAACAATCATAGATTTTCGATATCGATGTTACCGAGGCAAACAGGAAAAACCACATGTGCATCAGGATATCTAATATGGTATGCCATGTTCAAACCGGATTCACAGATACTAATAGCCGCACACAAATACGCAGGAGCATCGGACATCATGTCAAGGGTGCGTTACGCCTATGAGATGTTACCTAGTTGGATCAAAGCAGGTGTAACACAGTACAACAGAAACTCAATAGAATTTGACAATGGCTCAAAGATAATGGCGACCACAACAACTGAAAACACAGGTAGGGGTATGTCACTCACACTGATATATTGTGATGAGTTTGCATTCGTTCAACCACCAGAGAAGGCCAAAGAGTTTTGGACTTCGCTATCTCCAACACTGAGTACAGGTGGTAAGTGCTTGATCACATCCACACCGAACAGTGACGAAGACCAATTCGCAATGATATGGAAAGAAGCTAATAAAAGATTTGACGAATACGGTAATGACAAAATAATAGGAACAAACGGTTTCTATGCCATGAAGGCGCATTGGACTGAACACCCAGACAGAGATGAGGCATGGGCAGAAGCAGAAAGATCTAGGATTGGTGAAGAGAGATTCAGAAGGGAACACGAGTGTGAATTCTTAATATTTGACGAGACACTAATCAACAGTATTAATTTAGCAGACATGGAAGGCGTCCCACCAGTAGAGGTGACAGGACAAGTTCGTTGGTTCAAGAGGCCAACACCCGGTAACACGTACCTAACAAGTTTAGATCCTGCTATGGGAACAGGTGGTGACTATGCCGCGATACAGGTATTCGAACTTCCTAGCTTTGAGCAGGTGGCAGAATGGCATCACAACACAACACCCATGAATCAGCAAGTTAGAATTTTACAACAGATTAACAAACACATACACGATGCAATAATGGAAAAAGATACAACAGCGTCGCCTCAAATATTCTATTCGATGGAAAACAACACAATAGGAGAGGCCGCACTGCTGAGAGTTATGGACATAGGTGAAGAGAATATTCAAGGAATGTTCCTCTCTGAACCAATAAGAAAAGGCCACAGACGTAAGTTTAGAAGAGGCTTCAACACCACTGCCAAGCACAAAATAGACGCCTGTACAAAATTCAAAGAATTAGTTGAAAATGGAAAAATGAAAATCAATTCTCAACTGCTTATATCTGAGCTTAAAGACTTTGTTGCGTCAGGAATGAGCTACAAGGCGAAGGCTGGACAACACGACGATCTAGTAAGTGCTTGTTTGTTAATGACCCGTATGATGAAAGTGTTGGCTGATTTTGACCCTAAAATATTCGAGAAGTGGACAGACAGGACTTCAGAGCTTAAACCAATGCCTGTGTTTGGCTCTTTCTATGGGTAGGTGCCAACTAAATAACGTTATATGAACCAAAAAAACTCGCAAGACCTATTCAACAAGATTAGATCACAGTTCTCAAACATCAGACTAGGTGATGCAGATGGTGCCGCAACAGCAGATCCGCAAGATGCTGTGTTTTTTGAGTTTGAATTCAGAGAAGATGCAGACACTTTTGGCTCTGTAAGCATCAGTTTAGCGGACGGCGAGAACATGAAAGTTTTCTACAACAGGGATCTTGTGGAAAAAATTGATGAGGACAGCAGGGACGAATGGTATGCATTCCTCAAAGAGTTGAAGGACTTTGCAGTTGAACATCAACTGAGATTTGACGTGAGAGACATCACTAAATCGAACCTAACGAAGCAGGATTATCAAAATCTTGCAGATACGAACAAAACGGTAAATACTGACGAGATGTCGGAAGAACTAAAAAGAATTACAAAATTAGCTGGTATTGAAGTTAAAGAAAGTTTAACAGGAACAGCAAAAAGATCATACGAAAATTTAGATAAAACAAGATTAATAATCAGACACTCAGGCAAAGTTGATGAAACTGTGCCGGGTGCTAGATCAAGACAGATACAATCCTTATACATCGAAAACGAAGACGGTGAAAGATTCAAGTATCCAATCACACACCTAGCAGGTGCGAGAGCTATGCAGAGGCACGTGGCAAATGGTGGCAGACCACATGACGAATTCGGTGAACACATTGTAAAAACATCAGAAGACATTGCTAAACTTAATTCATTCTCGAGATACGTTTCAAACAAGGACCAGTTGAATGACAACGCAGGTGACATCATAGAGCAAACTAAATTGAAACTGGAAAATTTAAGAGAATACATGAGAAATCTTTCAAAACAGAAACACTACGAAGCACACTGCAAATCCTTTAGGAAAGCAGAAGACCAAATACTTGACGATGAGACAGTTGCAAAATTAAGAGAGAAGTTTACTATGAAAAATCTAGACAACAGAGTTGAAGACGCACTACCACTTATCAATAGAATAATGAGTGAACTAGAAGCACCTAAAGAAGAAGTTGTTCAAGAAAAAGACAAACCTTTTGCTAGTCCTCTGACACATGACGAACGTATTTCACCAAAAATTAAAAGCCAAGGCATGAGAGATTTTTTAGATGTAATCATAGACAAATACGAGCCAGATGCATATAAACAGGAGGAAGATTCTGCAAAAATATTATACAATTATAACGACCAAACCGGTAACAAATTAAGTAGAGAGCAAATAGATAAATTGACTAATTTGATAGGTGACGGGGGAATTGGTGATGACGAAGACTGGGAAAAGAAATTAATAAAAGCAGGTGTTGACTTAGAAAAATTAGGACAAGTGGCCAAGCAGTATCAAAATAATCCATATGAATCAGAGGAAGGTGACCGTATTAAAAAAGCGATGAAAGACATGGTACCAAGCACCGTCACAGGCTATTATGAGATCACAGAATTCTGGAAAGAACATACACAGGGAATGGGCAAGACTGATGACGAAGTGATGCATGAGATTTATGAGTGGACTTGGGACGAAATGGGAGTCAGTGACACTAAGGAGAGAGATGAAGTGGCAAAACGTACATCAGTAATAGTTGATGACGTAATAAAGAACAACAAAGACGACATGACGTTCGATGACATGATAGATCAACTGAAAGGCAAAAAAGAAGATCAAGTGAACGAACTAGACGACACAGAAGGACCAAAAATCAAAGACACACAACCAACTGTTATAGGAAAAGATGTTGAACCTATCAAAGCAGATCCTGAGCCACAAGTAGATCATGGCGCAGTGGTGCAAAGTTTCTTAACTGATCCTGAAGCTAAACTAGTTTTAAGGAAAGATCCATCCGCAGACAAGATGTTGAAAGCAACGAAATTCAAAGACAAAAGCACAATGCTTGGTGCAATACTTTCAGACATAGCATCAAGAATGCTAACAAAGACAGGTGAAGAAGACAGGGTGGCTAATTTTGCAAGTAGGGTAGCAGATGGCATAGACCAAGAAGGATCCACATCATTCAAACCTGGACCTGACTACAACAAGAACAAAAAAATCGCAGTGCAGTTGGCCAAGAGATACATCGATGATTACAAGAAAATGCAATCTGATCCGGAATATGGAAAAGAAGTAAGGATGGATCCAGCAGAATTCAATCCCAAGAAGAAAAGAAGCGGTGGTGTACACAGCGAGACTGAAGCATTCGAAGGTTGGGTGGACAGCATTGGAGAAGCAACAATCAAACCTTACGTGTCAATGTACAGAGGTGATGACGGAAAGATGATCTATGATGTCTTAGACAAAGACAGCAATTCAGCGTTTAAGTCAGGTGACTATGATGCGGCAAGAGAATACCTTTCAAAAAATTACGACAAGTTAAGAGAATATGCAAAGATGGGAAAATTTCCAAGAGATCCTGAGATAGCAAAGAAGGACAAAGAGAACGCAACTAAACTCGCAGTCACACAAATGGACAAAGAAATGGGCACTCCAGCATTCAAAAGAATGCAGTCTGGCGATCCGAGATACGTGGACAAAACTAAAAAAGAAGAAATGACTGACAAGGAAGTAGACAAGTTTCACACAGAACTGGACAAGGTAGTACACAAACACATCGGACACAGTTCTGATGAGAAGAAAGAAAAAGAAGACATGAAAAAAGAAGGCAACGAGTTTGCATTGGCAGTACGTAAAGCCAAAGCGGCGGGCATGAAAGCAGGCGACAAATTCAAAGTTGGTGACCAAGAATACACTTTAAAAGATGCCATCGAACTTGCAGGCCTACAATTAGAAGAATTCTTCTCAGAAGAAGAGATCGCATACGACAACCAGATTGATCGTATCAAAAACCTAGCATTTTACCAATAATAGTAGTAGACATTAGATAAATATAGTTGTATATTACGTACTATATGTCTAATATACATTTAGGCACAAACAAACATAGGCAAAATAGGAGGCTTACATTATGGCATCATTGGCTGAAATAAGAGCGAAGTTAAAATCTCAAGAAGTGAATCGCTCCACTTCATCAACAGGCGGAGACAACGCCATTTATCCACATTGGAATATAGCAGAAGGATCAGAAGCAGTAATCAGATTCTTACCCGATAAGGATACAACAAATACATTTTTCTGGACTGAAAGAAACATGATCAAACTACCTTTCGCAGGTATCAAGGGTCAGACTGATTCCAGACCAGTGCAGGTACAAGTACCGTGCATGGAGATGTATGGCAAGACTTGCCCAGTGCTAACAGAAGTTAGACCATGGTTCAAAGACAAGAGCATGGAAGACATGGGCAGGAAATATTGGAAAAAGAAAAGTTACATTTTCCAAGGGTTTGTTACAACGAATCCACTAGCAGAAGACACAACTCCTGAGAATCCGATCAGAAGATTTATAATTGGACCTCAGATCTTTAATATCATTAGGAGTGCATTACTCGATCCAGAGATGGAGGAAATGCCTACTGATTATATGAAAGGTGTTGATTTTAGAATTACTAAAACAACAAAAGGTGGTTATGCTGACTACTCAACATCGAAATGGTCAAGAAGAGAAAGAGCTCTAGACGAGGCAGAAAGAGCCGCGATAGAGAAGAATGGTTTATTCAATCTCAACGACTTCAGACCAAAAGAGCCAACTGAAGCAGAAGTTAAAATAATCAAAGAATTATTTGAAAAATCTGTTGAAGGTGAGGCTTATGATCTAGAGCAGTATGGACAGTACTTCAGACCTGCTGGTATGGCTTACCAAGCAAAACCTCAAGTAGCTGTTCCAACAGCAACACCAGTGACAGAGGCGGCACCAACTGCGGCACCTGTAACTGAATCTGCACCAGCACCACAACCAGCGGCGGCCGCGGCTCCTGCAGGCGACAGTGCCAAGAGGGCAGAAGACATCTTGAAGTTGATTAGATCAAGACAAGCAAAATAATCTGACATTTTACCAAGGCCTTAATATTGACTATTGAGGCCTTGTGTAATATAATAAAGGGACAATTATGACAAAAGTATTCGACGCAACAAAATTTAGAAAAAGTATAACCAAATCCATTCAAGGACTAGGTATAGGATTCAGTGATCCAACAGATTGGATATCAACAGGAAACTATGCATTGAACTATTTGATGACTAGTGACTTCAACAAAGGAATTCCCCTAGGCAAGGTAACAGTACTTGCCGGTGAGTCTGGTGCGGGTAAATCTTACATAGCATCAGGCAACATTATTAAAAACGCACAGGATCAAGGTATTTTTGTAATACTGATTGACACAGAGAATGCGTTAGACGAACAATGGCTACAGGCACTAAACGTGGACACATCAGAAGACAAATTGATGAAATTAAGTATGTCAATGGTCGATGACGTTGCAAAGACTGTTTCAGAGTTCATGAAAGGCTACAAAGACCAACACGCCGACAACAAGGAAGGAGCACCTAAAGTTTTATTTGTTATAGACAGTCTGGGTATGTTGCTGACACCAACAGACGTAAATCAGTTTGAAGCAGGTGAGATGAAAGGTGACTTGGGTAGAAAACCTAAGGCACTAACAGCACTTGTAAGAAACTGCGTTAATATGTTTGGTAGTTGGAACGTGGGACTCATAGCAACCAACCACACATACGCATCACAAGATATGTTTGACCCGGATGACAAGATATCAGGCGGACAAGGTTTTATCTATGCGTCAAGTATTGTTGTTGCAATGAAAAAATTAAAATTGAAAGAAGATGAAAAAGGCAACAAAGTGAGTGATGTAAGGGGTATCCGAGCCGCTTGTAAAGTTATGAAAACAAGATATGCTAAACCTTTTGAGGGTGTGCAAGTAAAAATTCCTTACGATACAGGCATGGATCCATACAGTGGACTTGTAGACTTGTTTGAAAAAAAAGGCCTGCTTGTACAACAAGGTAACAGATTAAAATATGTTGATTCAAAAGGTCAAGAACACATAGAGTTCAGAAAAGCATGGGTGGGTGATAAATTAGATATGATAATGGCAGAGTTTAAAGAAGAAGTATCTGCTGAATCACCTCAAGAAGAAACTAAATGATCATCCCTGGCGAGATAAAAAATTTCATTTCAGAACAAGAAATAGAGAGTGTTGTTAAGGTAATGTCAAAATTACCTAAAGGAGAAAATACAGACAAAAGTAACACTGCCTCATACTATAAAAGTATCGGACAAGGACATCCTTTAAAAAATTGGTTTGAAAAATTAGTGATGGCAAAAGTACAAAAATTTTTTGGCACTAAATGTAAAATGTTATTTGCAACTTATCTCAATGAAGAGGATCCTTTTGATATACACAGTGATTATTTTCATAAAAGAATAGGAGAACCTTTTATTACTTTCCTAATTCCGCTTGGTGTCAATGGTGCAGTTAATAAAATAAGTTTAGCTAAAACAATTATTTTTAACCAACTTGATACAGGACTTGACAACGATGTCCATACAAAGAAATCTTATGATAATAATTTTAGAAAACTACATACTGATGTCCTAGATAATAACAGTTCAGACCTACATAGCACCGAATTGTCTCACTGTGACATAGAGGATCTAAAAAAATTAACAACCAAAGCAGTGCTGGTATGGGTAAGAGGCAATGCTTTGTATTGGGATCAAGCATCATTGCATTGTAGTAATAACTACACTGCACACGGAATCACTAGTAAACAGGCAATTGTGATTCATACATATATGGAGAATTTTAATGATTGATTTTACACACGAAGACATTGAAAGACTGTGGGGTTCAATTGTGCATTATGTACCGGAGAGACAAAAACTAGACATGGCCATAGACTTCATAAAAAGTCTAGAAGACATCGGTGTTGAACATGATGAAATAAAAGCCTCTGCAGAATACGATGCCAAACTAGAAGAAGCAATCAACACTGTATTTGAAGAGGACGAAGAGTTAGACGGATACGGCGAAGATGATTAATTGGTATAACGAAGTTAGCAGAAACCTAGACAAAATTCCAGACTGTATAGCGTACTTTGAAAAAGAACTACTCGAAGCAAAAAAACAGTGCAAAATATACGGCAATCTTGAAAAAGCAAGTGCCGCCTTACCAGGTATAGTGGAAGAAAGATTTAGTCAACTACAACAACTAGAAGCAATACTAGAATACCTAAACATAGAATTGAGAAGATTAAGATCTAAGACCTTTAGAAAATATTTAGAGAACTACAATAGAGCATTATCAAGCAGAGATGCGGAGAAGTATGTGGACGGTGAAGATGATGTCGTCGACATGGACAAGATAATAAATGACTTTGCATTGATAAGGAATCAATGGTTAGGCATCACCAAAGGTCTTGATCAGAAACAGTGGCAGATAACAAACATTGTAAAACTGAGAGTAGCAGGAATGGAAGATGCCGACATCAAATAATAGAATAATACTAACAGACGTAGATGGCGTTTTGTTGGAATGGGAAAAGCATTTCACAGAATGGATGTTACATCGTTCTTACTACAATGACAATAACGAAAGAGTTTATCCATACAAATTGCTACCCAATAAAGAAAACACCTACGAAATGGCAGAAAGATTCGGATTGAGTATACCACAGATCAGGAAAGAAATCAGAGAGTTCAACAAAAGTGCATGGATGGGCAATCAGGCACCGATGCCAAATTCTCAAACATGGGTAAAACTGCTGGCCGCAGAGGGATGGACATTTATTCCAATCACATCACAAACGTCAGACATTCCAGCACAACTTCTACGTAAAAAGAGATTAGGAGAATTATTCGGGGATCATATCTTTACAAATTACCATATTCTAGACACAGGGGCAGACAAAGATTCAGCGTTAGCAGAATTCCATAACACCGGACTGCATTGGGTTGAAGACAAGCCAAAGAACGCACTAGCAGGGCTCAATTACGGATTAAAACCTATTTTAATTGACCATCCATACAACCGAGACTTTGACCATCCTGAGATTAGCAGAGTAAATAATTGGCAAGACATACACAAATTATTATCAGGACGCACATGAAAATTTACGTAGGTTGGGACTCCAGGGAAGACATAGCATATCAAGTGTGCGAACACTCTATCAAACGTAGAGATCCTCAAGCAGAAGTTTATCCACTGAAACAAAACGAAATGCGTCAGCAAGGCATTTACACTCGTGAAGCAGATAAACTTGCAACAACACAATTTACTTTTACAAGATTTTTTGTGCCTCACCTAAACAATTACAAAGGTTGGGCAGTGTTCTGTGACTGTGATTTTGTTTGGAAGATACCAAGTTACGAGCTTGAACAATATTGCGACCCAACAAAAGCGGTGGTATGTGTGCAACATGATTACAAACCAAAAGAGACAACTAAGATGGATGGACAGGTGCAAACAGTTTATCCAAGAAAAAATTGGTCAAGCATGGTGCTATGGAACTGTGAGCATCCAAAAAATAAGATCCTGACCCCAGAATTTTTAAACCAACAAACTCCAAAATTCTTACATAGATTCACTTGGTTAGATGATTCTGAAATCGGATCCTTGCCACACAACTACAACTGGCTAGTTGGTTGGTACAAAGAACCGGAGGACGGCAAGCCTAAGATATTACACTACACAGAGGGTGGTCCATGGTTTGATGGATACAGAGATTGCGAATATTCCGATGATTGGAAGAAGGAAGTAATCAATCTGTTTAGTGCATAATGAATTTCTTTGAAAGACTAAAGAAACAATACTACCATACAGATCCCGTTGAACATATAATTGGTCCACAAATAATAAAAGTTGCGGAATATGATGATTTATACGAAAACCAAACACGATTTGATGGCACAGTTTGGAAAAATTTTAAAGAAAAACAAAACTTGAAATGTGTATTTCACGAAGACCTTAGAGATATAGATCGTGCTGTAGATATTATGTGCTTGTGGTTCTTTAGAGAACGCACTGACAGAGATGCTGGCAACGATATTAAACTAGCTGG